GCTTGCTTGATAGATCCTGAAAGGATTTTATTACCTTTCCGAGAATATGGACTATGAACGACCTTTTTTTTGGTGAAATCGGAGTCCGATAACATTTCTCGAAAAGAGTTCCAAAAATATACTTCAAAGCCTCCTCTACTACTCATGCCATCACCTCAGCGTTAAATCTTAATGAAATTGTTCCATTTCCTTTAGCAGTAAAACGGTTCATACCTGGTTTCATAGATAAGACGAAATCTGTATTTTCACCTTTCTTAAACTTATATGTTTTACCTTTTTTATCAATTAATGTAATATCGCTGCTGCAGATGACTGTTGGACTAACAGAAGTATCCCCACCATTCACAAAGTAAATTTCTTCTCGGCTGTCAATATCCCACTTGGTCCAATTTGAAAAATCGTTCTCGAAGTCGAATGTATCCCAGACATCGTCGAAGTAATTATCAACATGAAATGCGAATGGATAGCAAATGAACACAATTGTAGCAATCAAATGTTTTTTCAAAGGTACATCTGTTACTTTGATACTCTTGACCTTTCCAAACCAATAATATCGCCTATCGTGAGTGTCAAATAGCTGACTTTCTGATTTAGTTGTCATACTTGATTTGATGAACCGTTCAGCTACTTTTCTATCAGGGTAATCCTTGTTTGGTAACTTAAATTCATAAGTGATTTCTCGTCTATCAAAGAAGACTTCTCCAAGAGCATCAGAGAAGTCTAAAACACCTTGTAGATAAGGGATTTGCTCCACAATCTCCTTTTTATCAGGAGTAGGAGCATCCCTGCTTTGAAGATACCAACCGGCATCTTTGCTATTAAAATCACCGAACTGGATATATTCCTTAATTTGAGTAATCATAATCGATGCCGTCCTTTCAATGTTTGAATATTCCCTACTGCTTCATCGTAAGCATAAGCGGTACCACCAATGAGTGCTCCAGTATCCAAAACCATTGTCTGACCTTGTGCTACTTGCTCTCTCAATTCTGATAAGCTATCAATCACATCTGATAGTAGGCTTGTTGAATGAGCAATATAGGCTTCTTGTCTGCTAGATGTTTCATCGATTGGCGTCTTGCCCCTCAACGTCTCAACCTTCAATTGGCTTGACATCGTAGCAGTAGCACCGGTCAAAAGATTCTTCGATTTCAAGCTAAAATCGTTGACATGGTCACGGATTGCATCTAAATGAGATGTAACACCGTTCATTGATGATTCAAGACCATCTGAAATTCCTAGACCGATTTGCCATCCGATATTCGAATAGTCATCGTTAATTACATCCTGGATAGTTCCTGCCATTCCAGAAATATTATCCATGACATTTCTCCAACCAGCCTGAATACCTTGATTAAGACCGGCCATGAGGGCTGAACCGTTCTCAATTAACAATCTTCTGTCGTACGAAACAGGACCTTTGTGGTCTTTGATCCATTGTGCCATATTTGACACGCTAGAAGTAATCTGAGACCAGCCTGAGTCGATACCAGATTTCAAACCAGCCATGAGGGCTGAACCGTTAGAATAAAGGTTGACTCCTCGTCCGATTTGAGAAAGAGTATTGTTTGCTGAATTCACAAAACCTTGAGTAGCGCTAACAAGTTGCTGTCCAGACACTCTCCAGCTTTCAACCATCTGACTCGCATTATTGCGAACGCTTTGAACGATTGAAGTCATGCCGTTGTTCACTGTGATAAGAACTTGAGCCATGCTCGCTTGCATACTTGTAGCCATCAATGTGCCGGCTGTTTTTACCGATGTCACGACCTCAACAGTTCCAGAAAGACTTGCAAACGAGCTCATAGCTGATGTAGCAAAAGCGCTCATCGAGGCTCCAACGCTTGCTAATGTTTCTGGCAATGTACCAAGACTTGTACTTAGCGATGATAGAGCAGTAGGTAAAGATTGCATAGCCACGCTTGCCAATTGAGCAGATGTAGCTATCAACATCAATCCTGTACCTGCTTGTTGTAACCCTGGGCCAGCCGTAGCAATGCCTGAGCTAGCAATAGCAGTGAGTCCTGCTGAAACAACCGTCAAAGTCCCTGCAAGGTCAGCTAAATTGAGCCCTACAAGAATTTGAATACCCTCAGCCATGTATTTAACGCCTAGACCAGCATTTTTAGCAGCATTACCGATGCTGTCAAAGATTCCAGCTACACCATCAAGCACATTTCTAATCGCTCCACCAAAAGATTCAACGACACCTTTCGCACTCTCTAAGATTGAGCTGACTTGTTCGCCAAACGTTTTTAGCAAATTTGTCAAACTGTCAATGATAGGACTAACCTGAGAGAACATATCGCTAAACGATGAAACAATATCTGCAATTGACGGAGCAATCGCAACTACCATTTCAGTTATAGCTGGAGCAAACGGAGCAATCGCTTCAACAATTTGAACAATAGCATCAGCGATGATTTGAGATACTGAAACGAACGCATTGCTTATAATCTCAACAATCGGAGTCACTGCTGTTGCAATTCCTGAAATGGCTTCACCTAAAGCTGTAATAAATGGAGCAGCAGCCCCCATAGCTTCACCAAATGCCACGACAAGAGGCGATAGCTGAGCCAAAGCACTTGTCACGTTTGGAAGGACTCCTGAAACTGTGACGATAGCCTGGGCAAATGTGCTGATAATTGCAGTAGCAACCGTGGCAAATGCCTGTCCTACTGCGTTAATGATAGTAGCGACACCCTCTCCTTTGCTAGCAATTAAGCTCAAACCTGCAGCGATAATGGCAATTCCAGCACCAATACCGACCGCTGCAATAGCAACTGCCCCGCCAAGCGCTAGGATATTACCCATTCCTGCAGTCTTCATTGCAGCACCAAAAGCTACAATAACTGGAGCAAGTCCAGATAACGCAACTTTAATTCCTTGACCGATACCAGTAGCAGCCGTCTTAATCGCCGTTCCTGATGATTTGATAACGTTAGCTAAGCCACTAAAAATCTGCGATACAAAACTTTTTGATTTGGTCGCACCTTTTACGACTTCATCCGCTCCCTCTTTTGCTCCTTTAGCAAATAAACCAAAAGGATTAAAGCTTTTTAAGAAGTTAAATCCTTTAAATGCTAGAATCGCACCTCCAACACCTGTTATCAGCCCCTTCCAAACATCCGCACTTATCGATTGAGAAATTTTTGAAATCCAACTGATGACCATTGAAATAGCGTTCACGACGTGCCCAGCGGCTGCGCCTACGATATCCCATGGGATGGCGTCGCCTAACTTAGTTGCAAGGTCAAGCGCTGCCTCTGATAAGTCCTTAAAGGCTTGATAGGCATTCTTAATCGCTCCTGTATTCTCAAAGGCTTCGACTGCGAATTGAAAGGCCATAGCCATATTCTGGATGATGACGTTAACTGTTTGAATGACATTCCCAACCCCTTGAATAACATTGCCAAACCCATTGGATTCGCTTGTCAATTCTTCAAAGAGTGACTGGGTTGTCACGACTACATCTCGAAAAGTGTCCTTGAATGAATCAAATACACCCTCGTCAACTCCTATCGACGTGAACAAGGACTTAAATCCTTCTTCAATCTTAGGGCCAGCCTCTGCCATTGCCACTTCAATAGCTTGAGGGAGCTGACGCATGATATTTCCTACCATTGGCACGAAGTTTCCCAAAAGGAAGGTTGATGTAGTAGAAATAAGTGTCTTCAGAGATGGACCGATATCTTCGCCAAGTGATAGGTTTGCCAAGAAATTAGATGCAGAAGCCTTCATTGCAGAGAATGAACCACTGAAAGTAGTTTCAGCTTCTTTCGCAGCGACTCCAGCCACTCCTAATTCTTGCTGAACCAGGTCAATGGCTTCTACGATATCGGCAAAGTTGTTGATATCAAATTTCTTACCCATCGCTTTTTCAAGCTTGCTAGCATCATTGAGGAGCCTTTGCATTTCTTGTTGAGTACCACCATACAGTACATATTCGTTACAATTCGCTAGATTGTAACCGTCTTTTTAAGACTGCTCTATGTCGCCATAGAGATTAGACTATCTCTTATGCTTTTAAAAGCATCCTAGCGCTTCGGCTCGCTTGAGCCTACTCTACTCCATTAAGGAAGCTTTGTTCCTCTGTTTCGATAGTCGTTACACTTTCAAGATTGAATCTTGCTTAGCACGATATTGTCTAAGCTGCTATACTTAGAGTTTCATCGTTTTCACTAGGTTTACCCTCGGCTATGGCTTTTCTACCGAGCTTTAAATTGTCCAACATGGTGTAGTTGCCCTTGGCAAATCCTTGGTATGCCATTTGGATTGAACCGATGTCAGTACCCATTTTAGCCGAGTTATCGGCCATAGCCATGATTGCCTTATTGGCTGATTCTGCAGCCTTTACAGCATCGCCTCCGAGCGCTTTCTTCAAGCTTGCACCAAAAGAAACTGCCTGCTCTGCGTATGTATTAGCTGAAATCCCTGCGGATGCTGCAGCGGTCGCATATCGTTTCATGGTATCTTCTGCGCCTGTATAAAGCGTATCAATACCACCGAATGATTGCTGAAGCTTGGCTCCTTCGTCCAAAGCTGTAGAAAATACACCTTTGACAGCACTTCCCAAAGACTGAATCCCTGAAATAAGCGCACCGCTTACGATATTAGCACCTAGCACTGACTTAAACACTGAACCTAATCGCTCTCCGCTTTCAGACAACCCTCCGACCATGCCCTTTAACCGTGCGACTCCTGATTGAGCTTTGTCGCCATCCATATCAACTTGAATGACGACCTTACCATCTGCCATTTTGCTACCTCCTTTCTATTCCATGTCGTAATCATAATCATCATCTTCATCGTCGTATTCTTCAGAATCTGGTAGTGCATACTCTTTCTTTAACTTCATCATTTCATCGATGTAAGCCTGTGAGTCGCCTTTTCTTGGCTTGTACTTCCTGATTTTGATAACTTCAACGAATTTAGTGCCTTCTGGCAATCCTGCCAATAGAGCATTAAACTTCTTCCAATGCAGATTCCCTCTTTCTTCAAGCAAATCAATGCCGTATGCTTGCATAAAGCTCGCATAAATGAAATCACCATCCAGCGAGATATCATATACGGGTGGTTCGTTGCTTTGAGTAGAGGGCTCTTGTTTCATCACATTTCCTGCGAGGTCGTACTCAACCGATACATCTTTAAGTGATTTTAACTGGATGTGTTCTTCAAAAATCTGTTGGAAGACATCCATAGCATCTTCGATTGACAATGAACCGAATCCATCTCCAGCAAGCATTTTTAAAGCAAAAAAAGGTTTGACGCTTTCTGGGATTTCTTCATCGCACCACATTTCAAAGAGTCTAATGATGTTATCGAAGGACATATTGAGAGGATAGACCTTATCACCAACAACCAACTCATCCGTCAATTTTCGTGATAGATCTAGCATAATTAACCCTCTAAATATTTCTTGATTGCTTCTTCTGAATTGCGCTCTTTATATTCTTTCTGAATCCCAAGGATGGTCTGCATTAGATAGTTAAATGCGATAGCGGTATCTTCGTCTGCGAATTTATAGACTTTTTCAAAGGCTTCTGAACCAAACAGACGAGTCCAACCGTCCTCGACAACTTCTTTGGCTTTTTCTGCGATTTTCTCGTCAGAAAGCTTTTCGATTTTCTTCCAGTTTTTTGATAAGTCTTTACGGAACTCATCAAGTTCTTTCGCACCCTTGTCGTTTAGAATATACTCCAATTGAAACTCCCCAAAATCAACAGGGATGATGTTACTTAATTTCTTAATTACGACCATTGTTTTTCTCCTTTTTTCAAAAATAAAAAGGCGTGAATTATCACGCCTTAGATTATCCTGGTACTACAGTTGATTTCTTAGGTTTGCGAATCCAAGAAATCTTGAATTTGATTGTTTCAAGCTCTGACGCTTCACCATCTCCAATTTCAATTTCAGAAAGACGGGCCAATCCCTCTTTTTGAGTTTTGCCATCAGACGAAACTTCCTTATACCAAACAACGAGATCATCACCGACCTCATCTTCTTTGTCAGCAACAAAGTTCTGGGCCTTATCTGAGTAATCACGATGCCCTTCAAAAGTGCGTCCTCTTGTTTTAGAAACAACAATTTCTTCCTTGGTTCCGTC